TTGGTGATAACTTTATTGAGGAAATGTTTAGGATTAAAAATGCTCTCACAAATCAATATTATGTTATTCCTACAACTATTTTAAAGAAAAACTTTAGAAAGTATATGCATAAAGGAAATTCACATTGGAGTGAGGTTAATGAAGAATATGTTTTAATTAAACCAGATGATTTGGAGAAAGCAATTCAAATTGATTCTAATTTTAGTGGTTTAAAATCTAGATGCCCATTAATTAATGGAGCTATAATATTTAATGGTCATGGTAATTCTAAAGCATTTTCTCAGTATGAGTTTTTTATGAATTTACCACAAAATATCAGAGATTGGGATCTAGAAGTTGTGTATGATGATGTACTTGGAGAAGAAGTAAATAAAGGTATGTCATTAGATATTGATATATTCTCAAATCTATTAACTATGGTTGATAGTGAGGATAAAGAAAACATGAATATGGTTAAGGAGATCATGGCTAATTCAGAATATGAAAGTTCAGAACCATATCTTTCTTATATCTTTAATGTACACCCTAAATTGAAAGTAGTTAATGGTAACAACAATTATAAGTTTTTGATAAAAAAACTAGAAAAATTCAAAATAGGCTCACGTTATGATAAATGTACTGTTGATGAAATAATTGCTGGTTTAACTAAAGTTGCTCCTCAATATGGTGGTATTTATGCTCAATGTTTAAAAGCTCATCTTAACCATATGATGGGAGGAGAAGTAATTAAAGAGATAATAGTATAGTAATATTTATGATAAATAAATCATAGATGGCTAGAATAGTACTTTTAAGTTGCACTAAATCAAAGATAGATCGTACGGCTCCTGCACAGGAGCTGTATTCTGCTTCCCCAATGTTCCAAAAAACTTTAGAGTATGGAAAAAAACTAAAGCCAGATAAGATGTTTATTCTATCTGCTAAGCATCACTTGGTACCTTTAACTAAAGAGTTAGCTCCATACGACAAAACTCTTAAAGAAATGCCTAAAGATGAGAAAGAAAAATGGGGTGAGGAAACAGTAAAACAAATGAAATCAGCGGGTATAAACCCAGAAAAAGACAAATTCATATTCCTCACCGGCAGCGAGTATCTAAAGCCTTTAACCAAATATATCCCAGAAGAAAACATGGAAACACCTATGGAGGGAAAACGATTTGGACAGCGTTTAAAGTGGTTAAACAGTCAGTTAAATGAGATATTTACTAAATTAAAAAATATTATATATGAAGTTCTCAAAAAGTAAAATAAACGAATATATCCAGTTATATTTAAATGATTTAGAAGATTATGGTGATGAGAGTGTGGATTTATTAACAGAAAAACTAACTCTTCATAACTTTAGTCAACTTTTAGTTGAGTCTCACCAAGATGTTCCGTCATTATTACGTGAAGCTATCACCAAATCAGGTGAAGAACAACGAAAAGTATATGAAAATTTCTTAGAATATTTGGAAAATATATAACTTTTTATTTGGCTTTACAAGGTTTTGATGTTATATTCAAATATAAAATAAAAAACATATGGGTATTGATCAAACATTACAAGTAAAGCGTTTTAAGTCACCAGACGGAACAGTACGTTACATGAAAGATGGTAAATTACACAATTGGGAAGGTCCAGCTGTGATTCATCCGGATGGAAAAGAAGAATATTTTATTAATGGGTTTGCACATACTAAGGATGAGTGGAAGAAAGCTAAAAAATCAGGTGATGGATTGCCTTGGTACAAAAGTGGAGCTGCTAAACAGCGATTCTAATTATATATGGAATATTTATAAATAAAAACATAAAACAATGAATGAAGAATTTAAAAAAATGCAGAAAATAGCTGGTTTAATTACAGAATCAGAATATAAAGAAAACATAAATGAAAATATGGCTTCCCTTAGTCAAGAAATATATATGGATTTCTTAAATGAATTATTTAATGTTCTTGGTAATGGTGCTAACTCATATGATAATAGTACTTGGACTGCTAAAGAAGAAGAATTAGCGCGTGCTATTAATGGAGCTATAGAAGCTGCTAATATTGATCTTGTATAATTTTACAAACATATTTTAAATTAGGCTTGCAAATGCAGGCCTTTTTTATTACCTTATAAATAAAACAATATATGAAGATAGGATTTTGTGGTACAGTATCTGTAGGTAAAACAACATTAGTTAATGCTTTAAAAGAATTACCTGAATTTAAAGACTATTATTTTGCTACTGAGCGTAGTAAGTATTTACGTGATTTAGGTATTCCATTAAATACAGATAGTACATTAAAAGGTCAAACAATATTCTTAGCTGAACGTTGTTCTGAGTTGATGAGAGAAAATGTTATTACTGATAGAACAGTGATTGATGTTATAGCTTTTGCACATTGTGCTGAGTCTATTGAAGATAATGATAAAGAAGAGTTTATTAATTATGCTTCTGCTTTTATTCCTGAATATGATTATATATTTTATGTGTCACCTGTAGGAGTGCAAATTGAAAATAATGGAGTTAGAGAAACAAATGCTGATTATCGTGATTTAATTGATTTAACTATTAAACATGCTTGTAAAGAAGCATTACCATATATAACTAATTTTGGTATAATTTCTGGTACTACAGAACAAAGAATAGAACAAGTGAAATTTTATTTAGGGCTTTGATATTTATATCAAAACCCAAATACAAATGAAACGTTCAGATCTAAAAAAACAAATAGAAGAAGTAATCACTGAAATCTTAAGTGAAGTAGATATCGATAAAACTGCTGGAACGGTAGTAATGAAAAAAACTACTCCCCCTTCAGAAATTAAAAAAGTAACAGCTCAAGGTATTGATGTTGAGTTAAAAGAAACTGAAGATGACGAATTTGACGCACCTGAAAAAGAACCTTCAAAAGCAGAATTAAAGAAAATTGACAAAGAATTTAATTCAAGCAAATTTGCTAAAAAATTATCACCAGCTGACAAAGAACGTTTAGACAAAGTTGAAGCAGGTATAAAGAAAAAATTAGCTAATCCAACTAAAGATAATATCGCTATTGTTAAACAATTAATCAGCAAGCCTGAAATTAAAAAATTGTTCAAAGATGGTGGTAAAGACCTTAAAGCCTTGATATCAGATATCATAGGTTAATTTTAACTTAAAAAGGTTTTATGAGTCAAGACATTAAACAAATTATAAGGGAAGAATACTTGAAGTGTGCCCAAGACCCGGCGCACTTCATGAAAAAATACTGCTATATTCAACACCCTACTCGCGGTAGAATTCAATTTAACTTATACCCATTCCAGGAAAAAGTATTACGATTATGGAGAGATAATCCATATGACATAATACTTAAATCTCGTCAGTTAGGTATATCCACTTTAGTAGCTGGTTATTCATTATGGTTAATGCTGTTTCAAAAGGACAAAAACGTTCTTTGTATAGCCACTAAGCAAGAAACAGCTAAGAACATGGTAACGAAAGTTAAATTCATGTTTGAAAATCTTCCTTCATGGTTAAAAATACCAGCGGATGAAAATAATAAACTAACATTACGATTAAGTAATGGTTCTCAAGTTAAAGCAGTTTCAGCAGCAGGCGATGCAGGTCGATCAGAAGCAGTATCACTTCTAATTATAGACGAGGCCGCTTTCATTGATGGTGTAGAGGAAATATGGGCATCAGCTCAACAAACCTTAGCAACTGGTGGTGGAGCAATTGTATTATCTACTCCATATGGTACAGGAAACTGGTTCCATAAAACGTGGGTTAAAGCAGAATCTGGTGTAGTTGAAGAAGGAGTACCTAGTTTCTTACCAATAAAATTACCTTGGTATGTTCACCCTGAGCGAGATGAGAAATGGAGAAAAGCTCAAGACGGATTACTAGGTGATCCAAGATTAGCAGCACAAGAGTGTGACTGTGACTTTAATACTTCAGGTGATACTGTATTTTATAACGAACAAATAGAATATATTTCAGCAACTTCTCTTAAAGATCCCGTGGAGAGAAGGGGAGTTGATCGTAACTTATGGGTGTGGGAATCGCCAGATTATACTCGTAGTTACATGGTTGTTGCTGACGTAGCTAGAGGTGACGGTAAAGACTCATCTGCATGTCACGTAATTGATATTGAATCAAATACACAAGTAGCTGAGTATAAAGGACAGTTATCACCTCGTGAATTTGGTTATTTTTTATGTGGATTAGCTACAGAATATAACAATGCTATGTTAGTAGTTGAAAACGCAAATATGGGTTGGTCAACTATTGAAGCAATACAAGAAAGAGAATATAAAAACTTATATTATTCTACAAAAAGTGACGCGCTAACCGCTGAAAACTATTTAGATAGATCAGATGATCCATCAAAAATGGTACCAGGGTTTACAATGTCTTTAAAAACAAGACCACTTGTAATTAATAAGTTTAGAGAATACATAGGTGATAAAAGTGTTGTCATCAGATCTAAACGATTATTGGAAGAAATGAGAGTTTTTATATGGAAAAATGGTAGAGCTGAAGCTCAATCTGGTTATAATGATGATTTAGTTATGAGTATGGCAACAGCAATGTTTGTTCGTGATACAGCTTTAAAATTTAAGTCACAAAACATGGATTTAGCTCGAGCTGCTTTAAATAATATACAGGCAGTTCGCACTCAGCTTAATGGAGCTTATATGCCTAATATGAATCAAAATCCATATAATATCAATATAAACGGAAGAAATGAGGATTTGAGCTGGCTTTTGTGATATTTATAAT